CCTATTAGCAAACGTTAAGTCATTAACACCGTTTTTGGAAGGTAGAGCACAGAGGGGTTGGCGAAAAAAAATATCTAAGGATAAAGTAAGTTTAAGTAATACTGTGCCTTACATAGAGCGACTAAACAATAATTTTAGTAAGCAAACTAAAGGTAAAGGTATAATAAAACCCGCTGTTAGATTAACAGCATCAAATAGAAAAAGGAGAACAAGGTAATGACATCGAGTAAGACGTTAGAAAAGATAGCAAAACACTATCAATCGGCGATAAGCGGAGAAATGGTGAAGATCAACGTAAAAGAATGGGATATGGATATCTATTGTAAAAAGACATACGCATTCAGGGACGAAGCGAAGATGATCGAATTACAGACACAAGGTAAGACGGTCGAAGCGTTAGTTGAAAGTTTGATTGTTAAAGCATTAGACAAAGACGGAAAAAGAATCTTTAATGATGCGGATAGAATCAATCTTATGAATGAAGCAGATCCTGGCGTGATCGTAAAGGTAGCAGGAGCCATCAATAATGCTGGCTTTAGAGTGCCTGTAGGAGAAGCCATAAAGGAATAGAAACCAACTCGGAGTTAGGTTTCATAATGATGTTAGCAGACAGATTGAAAAAATCTGTAAAAGAAATTATGGAACTTTCGGTGTTGGAGATGGATTTGTGGATGGCCTGGGTGAAGATAGAACAGGATGCTAACAAAAAACAAATGAGGAGTTTGAGGTCAGGTGGCTACAAAACAAAGAATAGATATTGATGTAGTTGTTCAGAATCAACGTAGGATCGATGCGTTAGAAAGATCCTTAGGAAGAACAACAAAAGCATCATTAAACCTAGGGCAGGCTGCCAAAGTAGCGGCAGGTGCCATAGCGGCTATCGGAGTAGGTAGGGGTATAAGAAGCCTTATCGATGTAGGTAAAGAAGTTGAAGGACTTTCACTACGATTCAAATTCTTATTTGGTAGTGCCGAAGAAGGTGCTAGAGCGTTTGACACATTAAATCAATTTGCCGGTAGAGTTCCGTTCTCCCTAGGAGAAATTGCGGCGGCTTCCGGTAACTTGGCTGTTGTTGCCAAAGACGCTACAGAATTAAATGAAATATTAGAAATCACGGGTAACGTTGCGGCGATCGCCGGACTAGACTTTAGGACTACTGGAGAACAAATACAAAGAGCCTTTTCCGGTGGTATAGCATCAGCAGATATCTTTAGGGAAAAAGGTATTAGAAGTTTATTAGGCTTCAAGGAAGGTGCTACGGTATCAATCGAAGAAACAATAGCGGCATTCAAAAGAGTATTCGGTAAGGGTGGTGAATTTGGAAATGCAACAGATGAATTTGCTAACACACTCGAAGGAACTATTTCGATGTTGGGAGACAAATTAAGAAGATTCCAAGAAGCGGCCGCGGGAGCATTTTTCGAAACATTAAAAACTGAATTAGGTGATTTAAATGATTTCTTCGACGCAAATGCAGTCAAGATTACTGAATTCGGAGACACCGTAGGAGAAGCACTAGGAAAGGCTGTTATATTTGTTTCTAAGGCAATAAAAACTTTAAAAGAAAATATTGATATTTTAATGGTAGCACTAGGAGCCTTCATAGGAATGAAGGTAGCGGCTACATTCATTAGTATTGGAACAGCAGTAGCATCAGCAACCGTAGCCATAAGGGCATTCAACCTTGCGGCGATGGCAGGACCGGCGGGACTATTAATTGGAGCGATAGTAGGCGGAGTTACTGTTTTCAAAATGTTCAACAAAGAATTAGATGACGGTAAGACAGGATTAGAAGACTACGGAGACGGTATAGATTTTTCAACAGGTAAAACTGAAGAACTTGCTAAGGTAACACAAGGTTTAACAGAAACACAACGTGATCAATTTAAAACTTTACAAAATATTAATGCTCAATATGTTAATCACAGAGTAGTTCTCCCGGAAATAACAGCAAGGGAGAAAGGCTTACAAAAAGCAATAGAAGATACTGTTGTAAGTTACGACAATCTTAAAAAGGCAAACGCAAGTTTCGTCCAAAGTATTTTATTACTAGGCGAAACACAAACAGAACAAATTACAAGGCAACAAGAAGAAAGAAATAAAAAATTAGATGAACTATACAAACAAAACTTAATTAGTTACAAAGAATTAGAAGAACTAAAAAGTAAGGTAGCGGCAGAGGCACAAAGACAACGTGATAAGATAGCAGAGGAGGCCGCAAGAAAAGAACAGGCAAGACACAAAGAAAATATAGATTTAATTAGGGCAGGTAAGATACACGAAATAGATATTGAAAATGTTACTCAAGAACAAAAGAAAGATATCATAAAAGAAGCAGGCAGAAGTATTTTAGAACAATCGGCAACATTTAGTAAAAAGGCTTTCGAGGCATACAAGGCTGTTCAGATAGCAGAAGCGTTGATAGGCTCTAGACAGGCGATTATTCAATCTTATAAATCAGGTGCTAAGATAGGTGGTCCTATCCTAGGTGCGGTATTTGCCGCGGCGGCGGGTGCGGCCACTTTAGCACAAGTTAATGCCATTAGGGCACAAACTTTCCCGGGTAGGGAACGTGGAGGACCTGTATCAAGAAACAGAGGTTACATAGTTGGAGAAGGTGGCCCCGAATTATTCACACCAGGACAATCAGGTATGATAACACCTAACAATATGTTAGGACAAACAGATGTAACAATTAATTTCAACGTCAACGCTGTGGATGCCACAAGTTTTGACAATCTATTACAACAAAGACGTGATGTAATAGTTGGAGTAGTAAATCAAGCAATGAATGAACGTGGTAGGAGGGGACTAACAGCATAATGAGTGGTCAATTAACAACAAATTATTTTGAAGCCGTAGATATAACGAGCGTTACTAAAACAAGAATAACTGAAACACTTTCTAACAAACAATTTAGAAGAAGTATTACAGGACAATATTATAGATTAGGTTTGAAAACGTTTCCTATGAAAAGAACAGATTTTGATGCCCTATTAGGCTTTCTTAAAAAACAAAACGGTAGGTTTGATAACTTTGATCTAACACCGCCTATAATAAGCGTAGCACAAGGCACATTAAGCGGAAATGTTATATCGGGTAGTAACACGGGGGCGACAACAGGAACGTCACAAGCAGACGCAGGACAAACAACTTTTAACTTACAAAACAAAGCAGACGGAAGTCCGGCAACAGGCACATTATTAGCAGGCACCTACATCAAATTCAGCAACCACGATAAAGTTTATTGTGTTACCGATACGGTTACATTCGATGGATCTAGTGTTATAAGTGTTAATATATTTCCTAATCTTGTAAGTGCGTTACCTAACGGCACAGATCTAGTTTATACTAATGTTCCTTTCAAAGTTATATTAGAAACTGATGAACTTGTAACAAAAATAACAAATGATGGATTTCATAATCTAGAGTTTAGCGTTCGTGAGGATATCTAATGACAAGAAGTTTAGACAGCACGTTAGAATCAAATCTAACTTCGAAGCAGTTAAGGATTGCGGACCTAATTGAATTACATCTAAGCACAGCAGTTTATTTCACAAACGCATTCATTGATATTTCATATGATTCACCTACAGCACCGGATTCGGGTGCTAACACTTATCTAGCACAAGGACAATTCTTAGGCTTTGGAGCAGTAAATGAAACAAGGGACATAAGGGTGGCTAACCTTGCTATAACATTCACCGCTGTAGATTTCACAACTATCGCACTTGTTCTTAATAATGATTACATAGATAGAAGAGTAGTTTTATATAGAGCGTTATTAAATGACAATCTAGCAATAGATACCAATCAAGTATGGCAATACTTTGATGGTAGGATAAGTGACTTTTCAATTAGGGAGACTGATAATACAGCACAACTTACCTTAAGTGTGTCAAGTCAATTTGCGGATTATGAAAAGACAGCAGGTAGAAGAACAAACAATGAAAGCCAACAAAGATTTTTCAGCACAGATGTAGGTATGGAGTTTGCTCCACAAATACAGACAGATATAAAATGGGGGAGAGTATAATGTTTATTGATGATATTACTGTAAGAAGAATACAAAAACAAGACATAGGCGATTTATTCAACGTTGCTAAGGCAAGTTTAACAGAAAAAGGTATTGAAAATATCCGAGATGATTTGTTAATGACAGGCCTTAAGAATGCTTGTAGTAAAAAGACACAACAATTTGATTTTGGCCTATACAAGTTAAACAAACTTATAGGATTTTGTTTTATTGAATTAACAAAAGTATTTTACGAAAAAGATAGTAAAGCAACTTACAATACAATTTACATCATACCAGAATATAGAAATAAAGAAAATTACAAAAAAATATTTGATACAACTTTTAATTTCCTAAGGGAAATAGATGTTGTTAATGTAGTAACAACTGATAACTTTACATTATGTAACGATTGTAATATCTTACAAGATTTATTTGATGAAATGGTTGGTATAACACCAAAAACTTATTATAGGGCGGAAAGATAATGGGATGGTTTAGTGATGCTTGGGACAAGTTTAAGGATAAGGCAAAAGACTTTGTTGATGGCGTAGTTGATTTTATTACAGACGCCGTAGATATAGTAATAAGTCCTTTCGGACTGCCGGAAGATGTTCCCGAGTTTCAAGCACAAGAAGTTTCACAAAATATTCAAGGACCCCTTCTAAATAAAAGTAGTAGCGTTGGAAACATACCTGTAGTCTATGGAAAAAGACAGGTTGGAGGCTTTAGGGTATTTGTTTCTACAAACGGATCAACTAATCAATATCTTTATGTTGCATTAGTTTTATCGGAAGGGCAAGTAAATTCATTTCAAAAATTATTCATTGACGATAATGAAGTAACTTTAAGTTCCTACGCACACGGCGTGGTTGCTACACCTAGTTCAAGCAGTGATAGATATCACGATAGATTACAAGTTCAATTCTTCGATGGTAGGGACAATCAAACGGTATCTAGTATTCTAGATGCGGCACCTAACTGGGGCAGTAACCATAGGTTACAAGGACTTGCATACTTGGCCTTTAGATTTGAATGGAAGAAAATAGAATCACAAGAAGATAGTGATAATAATCCTTATCGTTCGGGCGTGCCTAATATTAATGCTATAATCGAAGGCAAAAAAGTTTTAGATGTTACGGGAATCAACCCAGCAACCTATAATACTGCTTATTCTAGTGACACATTAGCATATTCGCAGAATCCTGTAAGTGTGCTTATTGATTATATGCGTAATAGTAGATATGGGAAA